CATTGCTATCGCCATCAAACGCATGACCTGGAGTAATGACATACTGTTCTTGACCTACAAAGTCTTGAGCCAATAATGTCCATGTACCAAAACCACACACACCAAATGTTGGAACTTCTGCACCGTTTTTTACCGTACCAGAAATGTATTGCAACACGTTTTGACGAGTTGGGTTTGCATTACCAGCGTTATACACTTTAGACTTCCACCAGCCGTAAGTAGAACGGTTAATGTTTCCGTAAGTGGCTAAGTTGGTACCGTCATCAATTGCACCAGGCAAACCAATAAACTGTTGTGTATTAGTTGTGTTGGAGAACAACGCAGTTGCCATTGCATCAAGCATGACGTTGGTTGTATCGTTCATACGAGCTTCAATCAAAGGAATGATTGCGTAGTCTTGCTGAACTGCACCTTCCATACCCAAGAAAGGTACAGGTGCAATCATGAGTTTAAGGTTAAATTCTGATAAGAACGCACCTTGTTGTACTGAGGGTTGTGTAAAACTACCAGAGTAGTCTGACCACTGCGCATTCACAAACGGCGCACCTTGTACTGGAACTGAGATTTGAGAAACACCACCAGACGCTTGTTGACTGTTACCAATCAAAGCAGCCATCAAGGGTGTGCTATTGTATAATTGTACAACCATCTTAGGGACAAACGCACGACGAGTAACATAAGTTAATTCGTTGTATTGCGCACTACCCGAAGCTGGTACTATTCCTCCGCCTATTGGCATAATCAACTCCTAAAGTAAATATCCCCTACTTACTATTAAATGCCAATTGGTCTACGGTTTTTTTGTAGATCAGCTAGCGCCGCTGCTGCTTCATTTCTTGCACCTTGAATTGGATTTTTCATAAATGATTCAAGGTTAAATTTCTTCATTACGTTTGGATTGTAACCCATAGACGCATCAGAAGTCGGTGTGGCTGCTTGCTTCATCCATCTAAAATAATCAGCAGCAGTTTCGTGATCGTTGATTTGTCTTTCCACCATTAATTTTTCAATTTCTGGTATGTCGGCTTTGGATGCTTTACCATCTTCCACTAAACGATTACGAAGTTCTTGTAAATTTTCCATTTGCTCTTTTTGCTTAAACTTGGCTTCTAACTTTTGATAACTGTCTTGCGACACCTTCAATTGTTTGGCTAAGTCATCTTTGAGAGCGAGTTCTGGAATAGTTAAGTCTGGCTTAACTTGTTTGGTCAAACGTAAAAAGTTTTCCCTAGTTTCTGGGTTGTCAGCCAATTGCTTGGCTAACATAGCTAACTCGTCACGTTGTTCGAATGATAGATCTTCTAAAGACATATTTATCCCCTATTTGTTTAAATAACTTTTTTGGTGTCACCAGGTCTGGATGTGGTCATTTGATTTTTATAACCACCCTTGCTGATTCCATCTAAACCGCCAAACTGCGAAAAGCGGGGAGTGTTAACAATTTGACCATTTTTCTGATTGTTGTCAGTTGGTCTTCTTGGAGATGCTGCACCTCTTGGTTTAAAAAGTTCCATTTTATTTCCTTTACATAGGTTGTGGTGGTGGCATACCAGGAGGAAGACCGCCCGCTCCACCGCCCATTGGAGGCATTGGAGGAGGCGCACCACCAGGTGACATGCCAGGAATTAATGGTGCTTGTTGCATTGCTTTACCCTCTGGCGTAGCACCGCCCGCTTGAGGTAAATTTTGTAACATTTGCATAATTTCAGTCGGCTGCAAAGAGTTCACTTTGGATTTCTTTGCGCCCAAAATGGTAGTCAAGGTACGAATACCGTTTAAGACTTTTTGTCCTTCTTCGGATTCACTACCGAGAGCTGGCAAGGCTTGTTCTAGCAAATCCATTGCCATTGAAATATTCAGTAATGATGCTTCACGTTCACCCATCTTTGGTTCGGGGGTGGACATCGGTGAAGCCATTGGAGGTGAAGAAGGATCTGAAATGCCACCACCCGTTTCTGGCACAGGCGGAGTTCCCGTAGGAGTCGCTTTGTCCTTTTGGTTTTTCAACAAGCTCATCAACTGATCGGGGGGCATGCTCATAATAAATTCCTATCTAATTACAAGAAAGATTAAACCTTTCTGTAAAAATGTCAAGTAGGGGGTAATATTTCTATTCCCACCCCCAAAGGGAGGTTTAAACGGTCAAACCGTAAGATCCTTGCGGATTACTTACGACCTTTACGACCTTTTCTTCCTTTACGCATGGTAAGCTCCTGTTGCGATAGCGTCCACCAATTAGGGCTGGCAGCCAACACCCTTTTCCTTCTTACGGGAAACCCGTTTTTATCCCCTCGTGGCTCGTCCGTAATTTTTGTTCGAACCCCGATTAAAACTTTTAATACCAGTTGTTTTGTACTGTAAACTAGGCGCACTATCTCCACGTTTCAACGATTCCGTTGATACTCTTGGTTGGTCTGCACGAGGCGCTACATTTCCTACTGCCATTATTCATCCATTTTTTGTTTAGGTGGTTCTTTGCCTTTTGGTTGCGGAGGATTCATTCTTTCTTTTTCCTCACGTTGTTTCAATCGGTCTTTTAGTAATTGTTTCATTGGTGGCTCTAATAAGTCAAGTAAAGATTCTTTATCAATTGCTTGAGCTTTAAATAAATTAAATGCCAACTGTTTTAAATCTTCAGTAAAGATAGGACTATTACTGTGCGCATCCACTTTTACCACAAAATCATTGGTAAATTGTTCGGCAATAAATGGTTTTCCATCTACATCTTGAAAATAAGTGTTGTCATACTGCTTCATCATCTTTAAAAACAAAGTTGCCACTTTTTCAAGACTATCTTCTACAATTAAAGCACGTTTTTTGGCTCTTGAGCTACCCAAACGGGCTAATTGACTAGCATGCCCTTGTGAACGCACACCCGACTCGCCTTTACCCGATAATACGTTTGAAATACCCGATACTTCCGAGAACATGGCATCAATTTCGTGGATGACCTCAAATAAATCAGCGGGCATTTCTGGGGCAAGGTTATCGACCTTAGCGCCTGGCATATCAGAAGCAATATGGGTGCCTGGAAAGTTTAATGCACTAAATTTCTCATCCAAAATACCGCCCAAGCCCGAAAACACTCTTGGTGGCTTGGTTTGACGTGCCAAAATGTCTAAAATCTCTGCCATACGGGTATTACGCAAGGTTTGTAGGTTGGTTAACTTTGAAACCTCAGAGGCGCCCCAATAATAATCGTATTGTGGCACAGGGCAGATTTGCACAAACGGACATTCGCCTTTAAGGAACATGGTTTCGCCAGGTCGATCGTAAAGTAACACACCAGGACTTGCCATAGTCACAACTTGATAATCACTGGTTTCACTATTCCAAATCCATAACTCTCTCATCTCTACCATGTCTTCAGCCACTTGTGCTTTGTACCGATTGGTGCCGTAGAGTTCTAAATTGACGTTACCACTTAAAACAGGATTAGATTGAGAGGTAATAATGCGGTTGACCCCCTCTGGAATGTCGGATTCTGCTACTCGCACACCCGTTGTCACCCGTTTCATAATCGCTTCACGTTGTGGGTGGCTATACAGTCGGTCTAAGAGTTCACTACGAGTAATGTAATAGGTTTGCACCATTGCTTCTTGGCGGTCTGCATAAGGACTATCCTCACGCAACACCCCCATTGAGGAAGGTTCAATCATGTAAATCTGAATCCCCTTGCGGTACACCAGTTTGATAAAGGTACTGTTGTACACCAACGCCCATGTTAATGCAGTCGAGAACACTTGGTCGGCATTGGAGTTGAGCCATTCATCATTCAAGGCGGTGGTCAGGTTAGGGGTTTTGCGATGTTCTGTTGCGGGGACAGAAGCACCTAACTGAATTGAAAACCTTGTGGTTTCACTTGAATACAAAAAAGAAGTGAGCTGATCAATGTGTGGATTGATTTTATTAAAGTACGCTGGTGGTTCTTCGGGGTTTGCGCCAAACAAATAAAACGAGCGCAGATTGGTATAGTCCCCCTTACGGGTATCTCTGGACACTAAACATTTTTGAATAATGTCCAAATAAAAATCTTCACGTTCTAAAGGGGGTTTAGGTATTTTCATTATTTAATCTTTAGGTTATCTGGGTCAGCAATATAGCTTGCCGTTTTAGGGCCCGATTTAATTCCCGCTTGGGAAGGTGCAAATGAAGTAAGTTCGGGTTCAACTCCAAGCTGCGCACCGACAGGGCGATTGAATTGACCTTTTAAAACGGATTCCATATTCATGCCCATCTTTTGTCCACCGCCTCCCCAGATGACGGAATCTCGCAACTTGGGTTCGTTGGATTCTTCTGGCGCATTTTGAACATTCGGATATTTGTTTTGATAAGCTCTGTTTTTCTCTGCCACCATTTCGTTTGCTTGGGCAAATTCTTTGTCGGAGAGTTTGTTCTTGCGTTTGAGGTATCCAGCTTGGTTCTCGCCTTCACGGGTAGACTTAATATTGGACATGTCAAAGTCAATGGCAAGTTGCTTGACCCGCTTATCGGTAGCTTTCGTTTTGCTGGTAACGTAACCAGGTGCTTGTAAAAAGACTTGATAAACTTCACTGTCACAACCTTTCATTGGACATTCTGATTTACGACTCTCAAAGTAACCGTGTTTCTCACATTTATAATCAGATAATACTGCCATTTTTCTCCCCTTTCAACTGTTCGTCAAGTGTTTGATTCGAATAATCGTTGCGATTAATGATTCCTATTTTTAATTGAATCTTGCCGTTGACTAGCTCAATCCTATTTCCTTTGCGCATCGGTGGTATTGCTTCTTTACGATATTGTACAAATTTTGATTTGTCACGGTTCATGTACACCCCAACTTCACCATTTTTAAACTCTAAATACGCTTTACTGACTCTTTTTTGCACATAAATGGTCATTGGCAAGTCTTCCGACACAAAAACTTTAAATAACTGCGCTCGACTAATCCCCGCCAACTCGCAAAACAATTCTTTGCTAATCCCTCTCTTACGATTGGCTAAAAACCGTTTCATAATATGCAGTAATTCTTTTTGCGGGATGGTTTTATACTTTTCCATCATTTGTATGCCTTTAGGTAGGCAATTAAACCAATAAGTTTATCTATACTATCTTCAACGTTGCCCAAACTAACATTACACTTCATACACAACAATCCTCTAATCTTATTTGTTTTGTGGCAATGGTCAACCGCAAACCCAGCTTTACCATATTTCAATTCTTTTAAACAATTTTGATTTGCACACGCACCATTTTGCAACTCCCACATTTGTTTTAAATCATCAATTGTTAAACCATATTGTTTTTTAAAGTAATACCGTCTTTCTCTTTCTCTTACAAAAAACGGGTTATCTATTCGAAATTGTTTATAAGTTTGTGATTGTTTATCTTTAATTTCTAAATAACGAAGTTTTTCTTTTTCTGCAATAGTTTCTTTATTTTTTTCGTAATATTCTTTTTGTTGTTTTATTCTTTTTTCTCGATTGTTCAAATAATGATTTAAATTATTGTTTTTAATTTTTTCTGGATGTTTTTCTCTATAACGTTTTGCTGCCAATCTTATTTGTTCTTTGCGAACTTCAGTATCCATAACCACCTCCTTAAGATGATTATATCAAAAGTATAGGTCACTTGTAAACCCCAATCCTCTTTAAATAATCTGACACGTTTCTACCCACCGCCAACTGTTCTGGTGTAAATTCCTCTTGCAATTTACTGATACTACGGGTGATTTTCTGTGCAATCATGCGGGGCTGGACCTGTTCGGCAAACGCAGCAGTCGCTAAGGCAGCGGCGATGACCCGATCATCTTTGTTGCGCCCAGAAGCATAAATACCACCGTCTTGACGGGTCATGGTTTTCATTTCCTCAATGGTATCCATGTCGTAGATATTCATCATCTCTCGTTCGAAATAATCTTTCATGTACGTTAACATCCGCTCTTTGGTGGCACTTGTTGTCAACCAACCAATTGAGTTGGACACACCGCCCATTGTATCGTTGCGCCGCCAGATGTAATTTTGCATGCTGCCGTACACATCCAGCAAGTCTTTACCGAGTGCCGTACCCATGTTGGCAGCCATGCGCTTGAGATTGCGCATCTCGTTGATGACCGCTTGTCCTGGACCATTGACCTCAAGGTTTAAAGTTGAGTTCTTGTAGGCACCCGCCAAGTGACAGATGACCCATGCGAATTGATAGGTGTTGAGCTCACTCGTGGCAAACGAGGCAACTTGCTCTAAGCCGTCTGCATAGCACCGAAACACTTGAATACAAAAGCGGTCTGCCCA